TCTATCGCGCAAAGCTGCAGCATCCTGAGCCACACGCTTCATTGTGTTTGAATTTTTGAGCATCTCTGGCGACAGCTGTTTGAAAGCCAACTCCACCGCAGCCACTTCTCCGCTAAGTCCAGCATCACCCCACTTATTAACAAGACTTTCTGTTGCTTGACTAAGTCCTTCCATTGGGCCTACGAATTGTTTAGCAGCTTCTTCTGCGTCTAAGAAAGCTTGTGCCATTTCTCGCTGTGTTGTGTTAAGAATAGCGCCTTTTGACTCAGCGTTAGCGTATTGCTTGCCAAGGCCGAGCATAGCTTTATCGGTAAGCTCGCTATTTTGAGCTAAGTTGTACATTGCGATGTCAATGGCTGTTACACGATCACGCAAGTTCTTTCCGCCTATTTCGTTTGCTAAACTTTCCGCCGCTTGTTCAGCTTTACTAAATTCGAAAGCTACTGCTTTTGTTGCTCCTTCCGTTTCCTTCGCCGCTTCTGCTAAGTCCTTAAGAGTACCTTCAAGTATCACGCCTTCTTCTGATAAGTTAAGCGCCATTTCTCCAGCGCGTCGCATCGTATCAGCATTAGCTTGTTGTTCAGGAGTAAGTCCGGCCCATGCTGCTTCAAGAAGTTCTAGTTCTTTTAGCAAGCCTTCTCCTGAAAGTTCAGAACGCAAATCTTTAACACTTACCGCGAGTTCAGCACTTACTTGGCGTTGTTGTTCAAGCTCTTCAGCCACTTTTTTCGCGGCGACTTCCTCTTGGTCGAACACGTCTACGAGTCGTTGAAGTTCAGGAGTAAGCTCTTCTCCCGCATCGCGAAGTTGAAGAGCGCGTTGCGTAATTAAATACATCTCATCTTGGTTAAGCCCGCCAACAACGCCGCCAAGGTTGGCCATTGCGGTATGGAGTTCTTTTACTGACCCAGAAATACCGGCTTCTCCGAGAGCGTCGCGAAGTTCTTCAGCTGTTGGGGTCACATCGCCCAGATTCTCATTTAATTTTCTGGAGGCTTGGGCGGCGGCATATTCTTCATCACTCAAAAAGCCTAAGGCATTTTTCACATAGTCCAACGCACGCCCAAAAATTTGTGTCTCTCTTGCCCACTGCACCAGCTTCCACAACGCAAATCCTGCCGCCACTGCTACGATCACGCCTACAAATGCTAATCCCATCGTGGCGCTGACCCCAGCAATAGCTGCGCTCAATGCGCCGAGGCCGATAGCTACTTGCCCGACAATCATAAGTAGCGGGCCTAGCGCTGCGGCAAAAGCGATTAAGCCAATGATAATTTGTTGCGTGAGAGGCGAAAGAGACGTGAATGCAGGAATGAATTTATTAGAGATCCAATTAGTTACACGAATGCCCGCTTCAAGTAATCCTTTAAGAGCAGGAGCCAGTTGCTCACCAACTGAAATCATCGCGCCTTCAGCCGCTGACTTAAATCGAATGAAAGAGCCTTTTAAGCCTTCCATTTGAATCTTTGCAACACGACTCGCTATGCCGCCCGCATTTTCTAGCTCGCTTGTAAGTTTTCTAATTGCTTCGTGTCCTTGTCCAACTAACCCGACCATCGCTGGGCCAGCCCGCATGCCGAAGATGGTCATCATGTCGCCAGCGCTTACACTTCTTTCCCCGAGTTGTTGAACGATATCTGATAGAGGAAGTAAGTTGCCTTGTGCATCTTTTGTGATAATGCCGTTTTCTAAAAGCGCGTTATTAACTTTTTTCGTCGGGTTAAGTAGCCTAACAATAGCGCCTCGTAATCCAGTGCCGGCCATTGACGCTTGTATGCCAGCATTGCCCATAAGAGCAAGCATTGCTGTTGCTTCTTCAAATGCAACGCCCGCGCCTTTAGCTACTGGGCCTACAAATTTAAAAGCTTGGCCTAATTGCACGAGGTCTGTATTAGCGGAAGTAAAAGCTTTAACTAGTATGTCATTTGTTTCGCCAACTTGTTCTACAGTACGCCCATAGCCTGTTAAGATATTCGTAGTGATGTCTGCAGATTCTGCTAGGCCTAAATTGGCCGACGCTGCTAATTCTAATACGCCTGGAAGTGCGCCCATGATCTCGGTAGTCTTAAAGCCGGCCATTGCTAAAAAGCCCATTGCATCAGCAGCTTCTGACGCACTAAACTTTGTTGACTTGCCTAACTCTTTTGCGAGATCACTTAATTTAGTAAAGTCTTCTCCTGCAGCACCTGAGAGAGCTCTTACCTTATTCATATTGCTTTCAAAACTTCCGAAAGCAACGCCTGCAGCCGCGCCCATAGCCACAAGCGGAAGAGTAAGGCCTGTTGATAAAGATCGACCTACGCCTTTTAACTTTTCTCCAGATCGTTTAATACTTGCGCTAACTTGCGCCATTTTCGCCTGTGCACGCTTAAGCACAGGCGTGAACTCGTCTACCATTCTTAGGCTGGCAATAAGCGTACCGATATTAAACATTGGCACTACTCCTTGGACGAAGTAATGTCAATACCAGCGAGTTCGAGTTCGATGGCTTTAACACGCTCCACCGCTTTGCCTTTAGCATGCTTAGGGTCGTTGTCCCAGTGATGCTTAGCGGCAGCATAAGAACGAAGGTCGATGATCTTGAATATAAGGCCGCCTTCATCTTCTTCTAATGCCTCTTGAGCCGCGGCCGGAAGACAGCCAAATTCTTCACAGACTCGACTAACTATCCACTCGTTAGAAGCTGGCCCTTCTCCGTCTAAATAACGGTGAAAGAGCCTTAGCCTTCCCCCGCTTCAGCAGGTGTTTCTCCGCGGCTGAAATCGAATATGGCTTGTGCACAGAAGGTAGCCGTTACTTCGTCAAGCTCTTCAATACTTTCTTTAGTTAGCTCCTCCTTATAAGTCCAGCCAACAAGACCTTTAGTCAACAACTCAAGACGGTCATAATTTCTAATGTTAGCCTCTTGTGCATCTTCAATTTTCTTTACTTTTGCTGTATCAGCTTCGCGCAAAGCACCCATTAGCTCAGCGCCGATTTCTCGCATGAAATCAATGCCTTCACTTTGTTGCGCGCGTTGTGCTAGCCTAAGCTTCTTCCAGCTTAAAGCCTTTATCGTAATTTGCTCTCCTGGCTCATGCGGAATGTCTACTGTTGTTTGCTTTCCAATAACTAACATATTTCCTTCTTTCTTTTATGCTTTACGACCAAACGCCAGCACCCGTAGGCAGAAGCTCAGCTACGGCTGTTTGAATGTTATCGTTTTGTGCGATGACTTCGTAACTTGTTAGTCGTACATCAACCGTATAAGTTTTGCTATCGCCGAATACAACAACGAGTTGACGACCATCATCTTGTGGGCCGTCGTCTACGGCATTCAAAACAGCGTGCGTACCGGTGGTACCCGTGGTGTCCCAAATTACTGTGAGTGTAATAGCTTCTGTCCGACGCATGCCAACTGGCGTGTGCTCTTCGAACGAGTCACCTAGCGCAGTCGTGTCTGCCATCACAGAAGTTTGCTTTACTTGTATGCCCTCTATGATAAAATTTTGAAGGCTTCGAGCAGTCCCACCCGGGCCATCCTCGAGCGTAACAGTAACACTTGACGGTCCATACTTTCCGGCCATTGAGTGCCCTCCTTAAGAGCGTGAGAATCCAGCGAATACCGTAATGCTTCCAGTACCCGTGGCTGTGCCAGTGAAGGACAGATACCTATTCACTGTGCCAGTTACCGTCTTTCTTTCAGCGAATGGAGACGTTACATTATCAGTAAAAGTAATAAGGTCTGCGAATGTTGTGTCATCAGCAGAGTGTCTAATTTTTCCTACAAAAGCGCTGAACCCTGAAGCAGCGGTACACTGAAGATATCCTGCTCCTCCATTTGAAGAAGACGCGGCGTTATCTACACTTGTAGATTCTGTGTTCCACGTTGATGTTTTTGTGGCAAGCGGCTGAAGAATTTTACCGCTCACATCGGCTTGTCCCGTGCAAACGTATTCAACATTCGCTTTCTGCAGATCCTCGTTACTCGACAATACCTCATATGACACTGAGAATGCGCCGGATATGCCATAAAAGTCATAGCCAGTAGTTTGGCCTGCGGTTCCCATACACATTATTCTAACGGCTTGCTGAGCGCTTGTTGGAACTTTAGCGCTAAAAGCAACATGCCCACCAGTCGTGGCTGTGGTATCGAAGAATGCGCCGTCTTGTTGAACAGTTACGCGCTTTAATCCAACAGGCGCGTGTTCTTCAAAGCTATCGCCTAATCCAGTTGTGTTTGCCTGAACAGCTTCAATCTTATGACTCATTGAAGTCACTTTATTCGATAGCACGTTAAAGCCGTCAAGAAGTAATATCGAACTTGCTGGGCCAAATTTTCCTGCAGCCATTATTTCTTAGCTCCCTTACGCTGTGAAGCCGACTTCGGTAAGACTTCCTCGATACACTTGCTTTTAAGAAGCCACTTTCGAGAAGACTCCGGGATGTCATCACAAAGACTTCCAGCCTTAACCGACTTCAAAACAACTTTTGCTCTTTCCTCGTCAGTTAACTTCGACATTCCTCCAGCCTTAGCCACAGCTTTTAGGCTGCTTGGTGTTGGATATGTAAGGCCTACGAGAGCACGGAATTTTGTTGTCATACAACAGTCCTCGTGTATCCGCATTTTTTACATACTTCTTGTCCGCCTAATACTGGCTGAAATTTTTCTTTAGGCGATTGGCACTCTGGGCAAGAGCCGTCTGAAGGCACCACTATAGGTTCAGTCACGATGGGTCCTTTAAGAAGGTCATATTAAATGCTATCCGTACTCGGCCATTCTTATCTTCGCCAATAGGGAATGGCGCCTGTAGCGGCTGGAATAAATAATACCTAACACTCGTAAGGTCTATATTCTGTAGCGCGATAAAGCCGTCATACGCTGTTTTAGCTACAGTGCGCGGTCCTTCATAATCACTTGCTGCACCGCGGAAAATTAGTTGTGCGCCTGGCACTTGAAAGATAGGCTGAGCTTGTCCCAACGCGTAACGTGGTGTTGCTCCTCCTGTTTCAAAGACGGCGGCGCACACATCAGGCGTAGACGGCAACGTGCCTAAGAAGACGTTCGTGCCTTCAGTATAACTTATAAGAGCAGCTAACTTTGTACCTACTTCTTCAATAAACATTATATCACACGATTCAAATGTATTCGTCGCCCAATGCGTTTAAGCATATGAGGAGCAGACTCTCGTAATGTTGACTCAAGAAATTTGTACTGACCTACTGGATGAAAAGCTGTTGGATCCTCATGCACAATTAGTGCATACGGCGCTGATGCACCTCCAACTGAAATTGTTACTTCTACACTACCACCGGTTATGCCAAAGATTTTAGGCTGTGACGTTTCGTGACTCGCGCGAAGAGCGCCGGTATCGACAGGCGTACGTCGCATTGATTCTTTTTGTTCAATAAGAGCTTCTTGATACAAAGCTGGGCCTACTTCATATGGAAGCTTTCGTCTAATTTTCTCAACGCGTTTTCGTAGCTTATCGATGCCTTTTAGTTTAGCCAAGAAATACCTCCACAGCATATTCGGCATTGGTCGTAGGATCCACAACGCCTTTGATATTTAGGATAGGCATTTCGGTAGAATCGGGTAATGTAAACAAATCTCGTTCGTTTATTGTAACCGGGTATGGAAACGTTAACTTCGCTAATGATAACTTTTCTTGGCCGCGAGCATCACGCACCCACTTTTGGTTACGGTCAACAATAGCAGTACGAGAAGTTGTGTTGTACGTCGGCTTATTATATTTGTCGTTACTCGCATAAGACTTATGTGTAACAGTCGCTTGTAACGCAGTCGTCAGCGTATTTGCTACTGACACGCCGTTCTGAATCAATGATGCTAAACTCATGCTCTTAAAAGCGTCTTAGTTCCTGAAGAGCCGCGGAGCCGAGCCCACGGCCTCGGGATTAACCACACTACTGCATCAGGTACGTTTTTTGCATACACGTTATCTTTGAATCCAAGTGCAACCGAGCCAACTTTAAGATTGTTAAGTCCTTGCGTTTCAACTTCGGAATCAGCAGCACGGTCAGATACTAAAAGTTGACGTGCATATTCGGCTGTAGCGTCCGCAATAGCTTCAGGTACCGTATCGCTGTCGAGGTTATAGCCGTTAGGCGTAGCAAGTCCACTCCGTGGCCAAGCGAGTCGTTGCGTTTCTGTCTCAACTGACCCACTCCATTCGAAGTGGTCATCTAGCAAAGTCGTTGCCCATAAGAGAGCCCGTATTTTGTTATTCTCTGAGGCATCCGCCCACGTTGTACCGGCGGCTGGACGATCGTCGTGATACTGGTCGGCTGCCGCAAGTGTAACGTAGCTATTAGCGTTTGATGCACCAGCGGTCGCAACTAATGTTGAGGTGCCCATAGCTTAGTTGAACACACCTCGAATATTAAGTGTGGATGTTCCGGCATACGTGCCGACAATCACAGTCTTAACACGAATACGATCGCCCATAAGGCCATCTGTTATTGTGTTGTCTGAAAGTGAGCCGTCAGTAGGCGTATAATTTGCGGCAAGAGCAGTGTATGGACGAACAGAGTGAATACGTGTTACTGTCGTAGTAGCAAAAGCCCATTGTGCAAAGTCTATCCACGTGGCGCCGTTATCAAGTGATGTTTGAAAAAAGACATCACATGTCGTTCCGCCTGATCCTCTCACAAATGCGCCTTGCATCGTAAAAGATGTAAAGCCAACAGGAACGGCCTGGTCATCAGAGATGTAAGTGCCAGCGGCACTTTCGGCCAGATCGAGAGATTGCGCTAATCGACTTCTAAGAGGACTGACCGCCATTTATTTACCTCTCATTTTTCGTGCTTCTTTTTTCTTAGGAGTAGGAACCGGCACCGAAGTGCCGGTTCCTTGGCCTACTACTTTATGAACGGAAGGGTCAAAATCTGATTCATTAATGACCACTACTTTACCAGTCTTAATGATTGCAACTTCGCGTGTTGGACAAGCTGCCATTTTTATTACCTCCCGTGCTCCAGTAATTATCCAGCGATGATAATGCCGTCTGACCGGCGAATAACCGCCGAACCGTAAAGCGCGTCAAACGCCCACTGCCATTGCTTGTGCTGACGTGTAACTTCAAGCCTCAAGCTTAGACCCGATTCTTCATCAATTGCAACAGACTGCATTGAAGGCGCGCCAGCAATCGACACAGTCTCAATAAGAGGAGCCATTGCAAATGCGATGGAGTTCTTCGAGATTAGCAGGTTATTCACGTGTGTTGCTTTGAACGTTACCGCAGCATTATCAGCCCATGCAACTTTCGCCGCAGGAAACATAGTAATTACTGTAGCAGTGCTCGATTCAACTACGTATGTTTGCGTGTCACCAGCAACTGTAAAGATGTCGCCCTTTGCAGGAGCTGTACCGCCGCCATCCCACGTGAGCGTGGTATCGCCAACTGAAACACTAGCATCGTTTACAAGTACCGTGCCAGCGCCTGTATTGGTATGGGTGTACACACGCGATGCTCGTAGCCATTTAGCACCAAGCTTTTCACCAATTTCGCCCTTGATGATTCCACCTTGGTCGCCACGCTCATTTGCTTTAAGGAATTGCGACAGCCCAAGAGCATTTGATTCCGCGTCATTATCAAGAATGACATAGCGCGGGTCATCGTCCATAAGGTTGTTGTTAGCTTCTTTACGCGCGTCAAGATATGCGGTAAGAGCTGAAGCAAACGGTGTTGTGCCTGCAGTTCCAACATAAGAGTAAAATTCTTTACTCTCTAGCATAAGGTGGTCTTCAATAGCATTTGAGATTGACTTAATTGCTTCACTTGCTTGCATTGGAAGAATGCCCGCATCAACTTGCATAAGACCTTTATCGTCCATTGCAAAAGGCGCTTCTTTCCATTGGTCAAGTGTAATAGGAACAGAGGTCGGCGTCACTGCTGTCACAGCAGGTGGCACCACATCAGGCGCTACCGTACGCGCAGTAATTGCTGCCGGAACTGCAACATTTACAGTAGACCCTCGCCTACGCGCAGTAATTAAGCCTTCATATTCTCGATTGACAATTCGTCCCATAACAAGGCGATCACGTAGGGCTTTAAGACCCATAGCAACAACCGTGCTAAGAACGTTAGTGGTAACAAGTGCACCAGCCATAATATGATAAACCTCCTGATAACGAGTGAATGAGTGTTATCAGCAGCTTCACCGAAGCTGGGCCTATGTCCTCTCCGAGGATGGACCGACGCTTTAACTCGCCGAGTGTAGCGTCCTTTAGTGCTAAACTAGTATGCTTTGAGAATCCCATTCCCACATTAACAACTTCTCCGAAGTTGTATGCGTTAAGCATAACTTATTGACCCGAGTGTTCTACTACAATTTTGCCGGAAGCAATGGCATCCATATTAGCGCCAAGTTCCGATGGTGTTGGATTCACAAGTCTATTTACTCCGGCTTTTCCTTCTCCAGCTTTTGGACTTGCTCCACCGCCATTACTTGCGTTAAACGCGAAGTCAGCATCACTTGATATAGCCTGTTGTGCAAGCCACTCAACTGGAGTAATAGGCTCGCCCGGCTTATTCGTGCTAAACTGATTCTCATTCGCGACAACTTCGTTATTTACAATGCTGAAAATGTTTTGAGCCTTACTTAAGATAAAGTCCATTGCACCAGGCTTTCCGCCCATGCTGATAAACTCTTCACCTACACGCGTTCGAAGCAAACTTGTTTCAGCTTCTTTTTCAGCTTGCTGTCGTGCGGTTTCTGAAGTTTGAAGTTGAGCTTTTAACGGGTCCACAACTTTAGTCGTAAAATCGTTAAGAGCTGCTGTGATTTGAGCCGATACGTCGTCGGGTTTCTTCACGCCTTTTTTCTCTAACTCTTGAACTTGTAAAAGAGCGGACCGAGCCGCATTTGCGTCAATACCATCGAATTGTGCCTTAAGAGGACGGAGCTCTTCGAGCTCTTTCGTAAGAGCAATATTGTTGTTACGAAATTCAGTAACTTTATTCACGCTCTCTGCGAGGTCAGTCTTTGCGGCAAAGCCGTTAGGCGTGCCTTCAAGTCCCAGCACAAAGCCATTCCCATTCGGGCTTGGCTCATAATGAGTTTGAAGCGACTCGTCAACATCGTCAAGCTGTGCAATAAACGTCTTTAGCATGTTCTCTCCTTCATCATAACACAAAAGTTAGAAAATAGCAACAACTTTCTTACTTGTTTACCTCCTCAACGCCTAATGCTTTTAAGTAACTTCCAGTATTGTATGTAATAGCAACAAGTTTTAAATAACGCAAGCCGTCTTTAGGCTTTATTACTTTCCGAGGAATAGGACTATTCCATTTAACTACGCCTCTTTTTAGCGTGTCTTCTAAAGATTTCGATAAGCCATCAAACTTTATGCGATTATTCTCGAATACTACACGGCCCGCATATTGAAAGCCGTCAGCATTGAGTGAAAAGAAACGAACTTGCTTCATTATTTCTTTCCTTGCCACCGTATAAACGAAGGATCATCGGCCATGCCTGGAGGTAAGGCTGAATCTCCGAAAGTAGGCTTAGGACCAGGAGCGAGCTCTCCAGTTTTCGCTCTTCGTAATTCAGGCTTAGGCTTAGGCTTAGGCTTAGGCTTAGGCGTTGTTATTGCTCTAGGCGCATTTTCGCGTATACCGGGAATGTGTTCTATGTCGCTCCAGCCATACAAATTATGGTATTCTTCATGGCCGAACCACCCGTTAGGCGTAAAGAGTGTGTCGTCATCCAGTGCTTGACGCATAAACTTAATGCGGGATCTAAATGCATTCTCTTCAAACTTTGACATGTTCTGCCCAAAGTTTTTTATAAACTCATCAACGTCAAGTGCATCGATATTATTGATTAACTGCGTGCGTAGTGCAGGCGTCATCTTGCCGCCGCTATCACTTAATCCTACTCGTATAAAACTAATCGTTTCATTACGGAATTCCTGTAATCCCAAAATATCAGGATCTCCCATGCCGCCAAGAGTGCGCTGTGCTTTAGGAAATGTTAAACCATTATCAATCGAAACCACACGATGCTTGTCACCAATCTTTCTTAACATCCAATTGCCTTGATGCCTATCAGTATTGCCTATCAATACGTCAAGTATGAACTGTCGCTCAAGATCTTCAATTGGAGCAAGCTCGTCAAGTACATATACGCGTTCATCAGCCGTGACAGCATCATCCACGAAGCGTTGTATCGAACCTTGACCACGGCCTTTCACGTCTCGTATCTTTACGTCAGGAATCATATTCGTGCCGATTCTTCGGTCCAATTCCTGCGCCATCTTTTCACGTTGTGCTAATGTAAATTTTCTATTCGTTATCGTGTCGCGTAGTAAGTCTCCGGCGTCGTCTGCAAATCCTTCTCCAGCTTGCGGCTTAAAGACGCCCTTAAAGCCTTTGCCTTCTACGAGTAGTGTTTCACTTGAAGTTCCCACGGCTATTTCTTTCTGCTGCGTGACAGGACCAAGCAAATCGTCAGGATGACTTCCGCCTACGATGTCAATTGGGCGTGTGGATTGCACAGCGGGACGCTTACGCGGACGGGCGCGTTGTGTAGGCTTCTTACGGGGTGTAGGCTTCTTACGGGGTGTAGGCACTTGTGATACGCTAGTAGCTTTCGGCTGATCTTGCATACCGCCAACGCCCGGCACGGGCGCCACTGCACACCTACAACGAGGATGAGCTGTAGGCCGCAGTATAGGCCCAACGATACTTTGAAACGGCTCAGCTAAAAGAACTTGTTGGCCATCAAGCGGACGACAAATGTTACAAGCATCAATAGGCGTTGTGATCCATTCTTTCTTAGCGTTTTTTCCAAGCAGGCCTTGTCCTTGAGCTTGGAACCAACTGTTCTCGGCGCCTTCAGCCAAGCTGCTCATAATCTCGGTGCGTGCAATCGTAATACCCCGATGACGAATAAGTTTCTTTTCATAGCGTTCAACTTTGCTATCCACACGTGCAATCGACAAGCCTGAGTTGATAAGCTTTTGCCGATACTTGTATGCAGCCATTGCTTGTTGCGGACTCATGCCAATCATACCACGAATCATGCGCGCTGCGTCATACGGCGGCACGCCATCTCGAATGGCTTGCACGATTACTTTACGAAGTGCAACTTTCGTTGATGCCGATACGCCTGTAATAAGATCAGCCGCTCGGCGTTGTGCAACACGTTGCGCTTCACGATTCTCAGCGTTAAAGCTAAACGCAATCTTAGGCATCACGCAATTGTTTCGCGCCTAGTCGGCCACCGTGCATAAAGGCTTCTTTCGTTGTAGTGCCCAGTGGTTTTAATGCATCCTGTATATCAGTCGATGGCAACAACCTGAGGATAGCATCTACACGATTAGATGCGTCCTGGTTGCCGATGATTGCTGCGATTTCGTCGATATAAACATCATTTTTCATTCGATTAACCGCAAGCTCGAATCTCTTTGACATTTGCGCTTCAAACTTGTTGGCCGCACGGTGCATTTGCACATATTCTTTTTCAGCTCTTGGCATTATTCTTCGACGCCCATATCGTCAATGTTTGAATCTGACTGCATGTCTGAGTCTGACTGGAAGTCAGCACCAGCTGCTTGAGAGGTATAAGCAGTATCTCCCATACTTGCGGACGACGTGGTGACATCTTCCATTTCACTTTCTATTTGCCGCCTTTCCTCTTCAGCAGTAATTCCTTCACGTGTCCATCCGCCTTCAGTCATAAGATGCCAAAAAGTCTCAAAGCTAATGTCTTCACTTTGTAGCGCCAAGACTAATGTCTTTACCTCTTCAGGCGTTGCTCTTACACTTACGAAGTCTTTATTTAATACGACTTGCACCGGCACGCCTGACGGCACAGCTTCTGTTCCTACCCACCACACTGCATATTGCAACGCCATCGTTAGCCCTTGCTCACCGGCTTGAGCGATGGTTCGTAAACTAGCATGCTCGCCGGCATGGCGAACAATTACGGCTGTAGCTGTTTCAGCTGTAGTAGGCTGCATCTCCAAGACACGCGCACCAAGCGTGGCCATTTGTTGTTTCTTCTCTTCCATTGCAGTAACAATGGACGCTAGTCCAGCGCCTGTAAACTCAAGCATGCCAGCACTTCCATCTTTATCTAATTGCCACACGACACTTGGGCCAATCTTCAGCGTATCTTCGTCGTCGTCCGTGCTACTTTGTCGCATGCCCGATACCCAGGGCGTCGGGAGAGACACGAGATGCAAACCGCTTTCGTAGTCGCATGAATTGCGCCAGTGTGCTAAGTTCACGTCAGCAAGATCTTGAAGTGGTGGTTTTGCTACGCGTGCCGTGGAATGCCACGGGCCTAAAAACACAAATGGAATAAACGGAAGTGGACTGCCTCGACGAAGAGGAATGATCTCCTCCTCGAACATCTGAAACTCAGCATCACCTTTAGCTTTCCTCCAGCGCTGTTGTTTATACCGACGAAAGCCCTCCATCACCTCGAGTTCAAGCACACGATACTGTTCGATGTCTTCTTCAATAAATTCGTCATCTTCTTTGGGACTTTCTACTATTTCGCGTAAGACGACCATCGTTAACAGCTCATCGCCTTCAATGCGCAAGGTGCGCCAGTTGACAATGTCTTCTGCTCGATAAGTGACCATATACGGCCGTGCAGAGGAAGAGGCTTCCTCAGTCATCTCAATCAGTATGCCGTACCTGCCCATAAGCATCACGTCGTGTAGGGCATCAAGTGAAAGCATATCAAACGTAACGTTAGTAAGTGTGATGTCGTCAAGCCAGTGCTCAAAGCTTTTCGGTATACTTACCGCGGGTTCTTTTTGAAAGATCGAGCCGATCAAGCCGTGTGCAGTTCGAGACACTGCATTAAAAAAATTACCGCGTGTGAGATACGCTTGTTGTTGGTCGGCTGATGCGCCGGGAAGTGCTGGCGTGTATTTTGTGTTTGCTTTTATAACGGCATCTCGTCCAGTATACGTATCTCGTAACCGCTCCCATACTGGCTGAACATCCTCGTATTCCTGACGTGGTGTGTTTACTGGCATATTATCCCCAAATAGCTGTGCGGACTCTTATTGGCCCGGGCCCAAGTGTAAGATCATTGAATGCACCAGCAATGGCGTCAATTTGATCGTCGTGTTTTGCACGCTTTCCGGCTACGAGCTCATCAAGTAAGTCTTTATTCCATACTGCTTTTATAATCTTTACATTTCCGTAGTGCTCGTTTGTTGCAGGACGCGCATACGCTGCAAGAGGCTTCCATCTCGACGTCTTTTCTCCCGTGGCTGGCGTACCTGCAAAGTCATAGCCTATCAACATCTTTTTATGCGATGCAATAACTGCTTTGCCAGCCGACCCGCCTTCTTGCTCTTCACGCACACGAACTTCTGTGCCGTCTAGGGCCGCTGTTTGTTTCATAAGTGCATCAACTTGACTCGATGCCAGTTGGCCGCGTTGGATGTCCAGGATATACACTAAGTTACTTCTGCTTTTGCCTAAGAGTGCGCCCGCCGTAAAGTCGCCACCGCCTTCTGTGCCTGCGGCATCCCAAAACCGACAACACTCTGTTAAGTCTCCTGGCACTTCATCCACAATCTCAAACCAACTTCGTTCAAACATACCTCCCGTTTCGGGCAATGGATTCTGTTGATGCTGTGCGGAATAATCAACAGGCCCCAGTTCGCGTTTCACTTGCTCGTTTTCTTTTGTGCCTAATCGCTCTGAACAAAGGAGTTCGCCTTCTTCAGTTCGAGGATCACTCCAACCAGTTGGCCCAACCCACGTTGTCGGCACGTATTCAGTTGGGAGATTAAGGTGCACGTAGTCGCCCGATTCAATCAACACAGCGGCTAAGTCTTCTTCGTGCCCGCGCTGCATGATCACAATCTTTCGGCCAGTCCTCGGATTATTCAGGCGTGTGCTCCAAATTTTAAAGAACCACCGCTTATCGCCTTCTCGTACGTCTTTCGATTCAATATTCTTCAAGTTGTGCGGGTCGTCTGCTATTAAGATGTCGCCGCCTCGGCCCGTTGCGCCGCCGCCAACTGACGTGGAGATTCGATAGCCACGTTGCATATTTTCGTAATAACTTTTAACGTTTTGATCTCCCATTAAGTGGAGTGGCCATCGCGCCTGATACCACGGAGACTCGATCACACGCCTCGACGTTGTGGCATGCTCCAGCGCTAAGTCCAGTGCATAGCTGCCGTATAAAAAGCGGGTGGTTGGCCGTTTAATCCACGCAAAGGTCGGAAGTGCTACTGACGTGCAAATAGACTTCGAGAAACGCGGACAAATAGTGATCAACAAATTACGAATATGACCTTCGAGTACAGCTTCCTCGTGTTCGCATATCGCTTCGATATGAAAGCCGTTTACAAATGGCGTTTCTGGCTCGATCACAGGCCACATGTTCTGGATATAGGCATGCAAGCTTCGGCTGTTGACCTCAGCATCAAGTGCAATAAGGTCCTGTGCAATTTCTACGCGATCACGCGGCGTTGCTGCTAGCACTTACCCTTCTTACCGCCTTTCTTACCACTCTTTTTGGACTTCTTTTTACTACCGAAAGTATAGCCGACACCTTTGGGCATGACACTCTCCTTGTGTTATACTTTGCCTAGGATTCGATTCGCGCGATTCTTTATTTTCTTTCGTTCTTCTCGACTTAGGCCTTTTGCTTGCGGTAGCCGAGCTAATGCATTACGCGCATGCGCTTTGTCGGGCATAGGGAAACGATAGCGTGTACTTCCGCCTTGTGGTCCCTTTTTCTTTTGCACAACTGTAGCTGAACGCTTTCGTGCTGCGGCTTTTAAGACGGCCATATTACCTCTTACGCACTTGGTGCGAACGCTGAAGTATAACTTTCATTAACGCTTCCTCTGCCGTATCTGATAGGCCCGCATCCCAGTATGCGCCATCCACTAGGTATGTAGCACTCCATCGTGCAGGCTCTCCCGGCTTTCGGTACTTCCATACGCCGATGATATACGGCTCGGCTGCCTTCCACAGTTGCTCGAGCGACATACTAGTTGAAACATCGCCTATGAGCATAGTCATATTGAGACCGTTATAAAGCTGGAGAGCATTCGCTGTCGCCACTCCTCGCATAATTGACACCAGTGCATACGATGGTCTGTGACTGCTTCATGTTGTCCGCACCGTTTACAAGTCATTCAGTTTCTTCCTTAGTTGCACGCTCAGCTTCAGCTGCCAGTTGTCGAGCTTTCTCCGCTAATTCGTCTGCTGACATACGGCTGTAATCGTCACCACTTTTGTCGTGTAAGTCGATCGTTGAGCTAGGCCCGAGTCCCGAGCGATCAAGCACAATACGAGCCGCGTGTGTAGACTCCTTGTGGTCGCCGTGATCAATAGCATCTTGTAACGCTACCATCGCGCCGTCCGCCATTTCTAACATCCGCTTTTTAGCAGCCCGAATATTCTGTGGTGATTTGCCGCCATGCATATGGCAGATCGTCTGCGCGTGCATAGCCGACTTTCCGCATCTTATGCCCATTCTATTCGTGGCTTTGCATTGCCGTGTAATTGTCTCGGTCATCAGTATCTCGCTTTAGGCCTTAATCGAATCGTTCCTTTGAGAGTAAGCATCAGATCTCAGAATGACTCTAATTTGTTGGGGTTTTCTCCCAATCTTAGTTGCTCATTATGGCGCTTAA